CCACAGGGACGTCATCGCAGCGATGACGTCCCTGTGGACCGCCATGAATCCTGTTGCTGGCCATCGGATTTCTCGCGGCTCCTGTTCGGGGCCGAAGTCCACGCGCTCCCCCGACCAGGCCCGAGATGCCAGGTGCCCGCCATCACCCACCGGGTAGGCCGCACAGGCGATGCTGCGCTTCTCCCGCGCCAGCGCCACCACCCGCTCGGCATCCGCTGTCCGGAACACGATGTCGTCATCGATCATCAGGAAGACGTCGCCTTGCTCCTTGCGGAACCATGCGCTCGCCGCCTTGGCTCGAGCCCGATCAATGAGCGCATCCCCGTATTGGATGGCGATTGGCCAGCCATGCCCCACGAGTTCGAACAGGCATTCGGCGGTGGGAACGGTGACGTCCCGGTGCGCTACCACGATCACAGTTGCCAGATCCGTGGCCGCCGTCGCGAGCCGCTGCCACACGGCAAGCCGTCCAACCTGTTCCACCGGCCGCATACCCGCGCGCTGCAGGATGTCGTCCGGCATCCAGCCGTCATGCTCCGGCAGGTGGAGCGGCGTGGACTGATCATGCGTGGCCGTGGCCTCGATGAGCAGCCCACCGCCCGGGATGGTCTCGAGAACTTGTGCCAGCAGGGCCTCGGGATCCGGTACATGCTCAAGGATGTCGATCAGGAGCACCAGATCGAACTGGCCCTCCACGAACTCGATGCCGGTTGAAACCGTGATCCGAGCTTTCACGAGCTCATCGAAGAGCTGCCAATTTGGCTCGACTGCATGCAGCCCCTTCCATGGCCCGAACAGATCGGGGAGCTCACTGCGAATGGCGAGCAGATCGTGTCCCCCGCCTGCGCCGACATCGAGCACGGTCTGGACGTGGTTGTTCCTGGCAATCGCAACGATCGCCTGCGTCCACTCCTGCCGCTCCGGCGTTGCATGCCAGGCATCCAGGTCGGCGGCCAGCCGCTGGCTCTCACGATAGAAAGCCGCGATCCCATCCGCTCCTATGGGATCGCGGCCCCTCCACTCGTCGGCGAGGGCGGCCCGAGTATCGGCCAGCTCGGGGTACGTCATCCTCCGCCCCTCCTAGTAGGCCGCACTCGCGACGTACTCGTGGTCGGTCGTCACAGTCGCCGGGATCACTCCCGTGCCGCGGTACTGGCGTGCCGTCACCGACACCAGCGTGATGTTCTGGGTCGCCGTCTTGATCCGGCAACCGACGTAGCGCTTCTGAGGGTTGTAGACCTCCAGAGTCCGGGTGGTGTTGTTCATGTTCGCCGACGCAGAGGCCTGCGTGATGGCGATCTGTGCCGAGGAATTCTTCTGCTTCATAAGGTTTACGGCGTTGCCGAGGTTCGATTCGTTCGATTCCATCAGCCACGCGTCGAACACGGCACCGGATACGGCCGTTCCAATGTTAATGTCGAACGCCACTCGATCCCAACCTGCCATGTCGACGCCACCGCTCGTAGAGAGGCCACCGGCCGTGTCCTTATCGAGCAGCGCGGCCGCACGCACCTGCGTCACCTTCGGCTGCTGCTCCCCTGCATGTCCTGCCATTGCTCAATGCTCCTTCGAAAATTCCAGTGCCTTAGACGATGCCGATGCGGAAGGCGTCGGTGTTCCAGCATCCGCCACCGACGCGCTCGGCCAGGATGATGCCGGTCTGATCCGTGTCAGCAAAGCGCTCACGCAGCACCATGGTGGAGATCTGCGCCCGCTGCACGATGATGTAGTTCGAAAAGTTCCCGAAGACGATCACCTTGTTCCCGTTGGTGCCATCGTTCGGAACCGAATCGGAGTTGTAGACCGGATAGCCGTCAATGTTGCGCGGCGTTCCGCCGAACCCTGATTCCGTACTCGACAGCCAGTACGGCCGCCCGTTGGAATCGACGAGGGCGCGGACGTCACCCTCGATGGCGCGCCGCATGATGAAGCTGGACCCGCTGATGTACTGCGACGGGACCAGGTACTCGAGGGCGGTGATCTTCGGCGCCGAGCCAGCAGCGCTGACCGTGTTGGAGATGGTGTCGGCTGAGCTACCCTCGACGTCGGCCGTGGTGATGCCACAGTTCAGGATGCCTACCGGGGTAAGGTTGGCACCCGTACCCGCGATGAAACCGTCATCCTCGACCAGCGCCATGTTCTCGGCGCCGTTCGCTGCTAGCATAGAGAGCATGTTGCCGGCAGCGTCCGCCAACCAGTCGTTGGACAGCTTCGTCGCCACGCGAACCTTCTTGACCCCGATCTCGAACTGCTGGAACCCGGGGTCCGTGTCCGAGAAGGCCGGCACTTCTACGGACCAGGTGCCAACGAACCCGGAGCTGTACAGCGAGCCGGACGTGGCATGCGGCGCTATCGCCGGCCAGATGACCCGGTCGCGCGAGGTATTGACAATCCGGCAGACCCGGCGCATGACACCCACCATCGCCGTCCTGGCCAGGATTTCCGCCTGGATATCCGCCGGTACCAGGAAGCCACCATCGGCCGCGGTGCCTTCCGACAAGGCATTCTGCTCGGGTCCGGTCAGTCGCCCCAGCGCCATCTCCGGCGAACGCGCGCTGGCGCAGTGCCGGAGAAACTTGACGTAGGCGGTCCGATAGTCGGGCTGCAGCGTCACTCGCGCCTGCCGGATGTACTGCGCAGCGTCCGGGTCATCCTGCGGGATGGCTCCATAGGCCACCTCTTCCGGGTAGAGCGCATACTCGCCCAGCGAGGTATGCCGGGTGAGCATCCCGCCCTTGATCTCCCAGCCCGCCTTGGCCAGGACACGGCGCCCCTCATCGTCTGGGTTCACGGCCCTCCGGACCGTGTACCGGGGGTCGTCCATGTACTTGGCCGTGTCGCCGATGAGCTTGTCCCGCTCCCGCTGCTGCTCCTCCTCGGCGAGGAATACCAGGCGCTTCACGCGGTCGGCAATCTCCATGTCCCGACCGCGGGCCTCCTCGGGCATGGTTACGCCCGGGTGTTTCTTGCGAAGTTCCTCTCGCTCAGCCCGAAGGTCTGCGAGCTCCTGATTGATCAATGCCAGATCGGCCATGTGATGCCTCCCTACAACTGCACCCTTGCGAGCGCTTCCTCGAGTTCTCGACGGGCCGCGTCGAGCGGCGGATGTCCGTTAGGCTTCGGCAGCATCAACTGCTCCAGCGCTTCCACCCGTGCTGTGAGTTCCGTCAGTCCGTCCGGATGCGAATCCCCCGCAGCGGGCTTACCCTCTTCGCCGGCCGCCTCGAGGAGCTCGGCACGAATCGCATCGGCGTCCTTATAGCCAGCCCAGTCGAAGTTGGCAGCAATCTGGAAGTTCTTGGCATCGAAGGTCTCGCCGACTTCATCGGCCAGTCCCTCCGCCACCGTTGCCTCTGCCCCGAAGCGCGTCTCCCCGGCCATCTTGGCCAGCCAATAGGCCGCCTCTTTGCCAGTGCGCTCCGCGTAGATGCTGGCAATCTCGGCTGAGGTTTCCCGCAGACGTACCGCCAGCTTGACGTACTCCGCGGCGACTTCGTCGAAGTCGTCCGCATAGCCGACCGTAAATCCGCCGCCGGCTCCCATCGCGTTGTGCACCATGACTCGCGAATGCGGCGCCATGATGCGCCGGTCGGCAGCCTGAAGGATCACGGAAGCGATGGAGTGCGCCGCCGCGAGAACGTGCGCCTCCACTTCGGCAGGGTGTGCACGCAGCGCGTTGTAGATGGCGATCCCATCCTCGACGCTGCCCCCGGGAGAGTTCAGGCGCATGCGAATGCGCTTGGACTTGATGCCGTCCAACTCGCGGATGAAGTCGGCCGCCATGCCACCCGGCTCGCCGATACCTCCGAAGAGGTCAATCGTGGCCTCGGCATCGCGGTTGTGTTCGATGGTGTACCAGGTCAAACGAAAACCCTCCTACGGATGGCCCGTGGAGGGTCGTGTCAGTTTGGGTCGTAGTGGCCCGCTTGCCTGTGTCTGCTCGCCAGTGTCAGCGCATCAATGCGGGGTTGTCAAGGACCGAGGTGCTCGGGCAGTCATGTAGGGATTCATCCGGGTGACAAGCTCGAACTTCAGATTACAGTCCCGGCAGTAGGCACGGATCGGTGTCTGCTCGGGAGCCGAACAGATGTAGTGCCCGCACCTGTAACAGCGCACCTCGACTAGAATGGTCACGGCACCATCGCCGGCATGTTGCCGTTGGGATTCGGTGCAGGCCTGACTTCGGCCGTGGCAGGGGCTTGTACCGTGACTGGCGGCAATCCCAGATGCGGCATCACCGGGAGGCCCATGACACGTAAGGCACCCTCCGGCTCGAACCCCGCCCGAATCAATGCCCCAACAGCCTCGGCCCGGATAGCCAATGGCAGCTCGCCCACGGTACCCAATGGCGTGGCCACGAGATTCGCCGGCACGAGCAGCGTCCCCGCGCTCGGCAGATCCCCCGCGCCCGTGGCGTCCCGGAATTCCTCGATAGTGATCCCTCCGGAGATCAGAGCCTGGACGGCACGGGCGTGCACCTTGTCCACGTCCTCCTGTAGAGCGCGTACATCCGACAGGTCGAACCGCACCTCCGCAATCCGCGGGAAGTTCGGGATCAGCTTCAGGTTCAGCGGGCCAGCTAGCTCCTTGTAGAGCGGGGCCAGCGTGCCCGTCCAGAAGTGCTGCTCCTCAGCACGCTTGTTCGCATACCCACCGTTCATGTAGCTGATGCGCGTCCCTACCAGCGATTGCGGCACCCCGAACACCGTGCAGATCTCCGAGTCCGTCAGGTCCCGCAGTTCCGGGACCACCAGCCCAGAAGCGCCGAGGTTGGCTGTCATCGGCGTGAACGATGCCTTGTGATTCTCGACGATCATCAGGGAATGCCAGCCGCGCGGGCCACCATAGGCCGTCTTGAACCCGTCCTTGATCTCTGTCCGCGCTGCCGCAGCGAGCTCCCCCTCGACGTTGAGCAACCCGCCCGGAACGCCTGCGTTCATGAAGAACGCCTTCACGAAGTCACGCATGAAGTTGTCGAGATCCGTGGCACCGCTCGCCGCCAGCAGCGGGGGCATCCCGTAGAAGTCGTCCAGCGGGTGTCTCTTCCGCCAGTGGATGACGTCCTCCTCGGGCAGGATGACGGGCCGGCCGGAGCCGACGTCGTACTCGTACCCGCTGATGTACTTCACCGAGTCCGGGATCACTCTTACCCTGTCCGGCCGCAGAAGCCAGAGCTCAAGCACCCGTCCGCTCTCCGAACGGATCATCAGCCCGTAGGCATTGCCCGCCAACGATAGGTGCATGATGACGGTGGCCCAGAGTTCGAACCCATCCATGAAGCGGTTCGGTGCCCGCAACAGGTCGACCACCACCCCCTCGTTGTTCCACGTTCGGCCGTTCCGCTGCTGCATGCGCGGCTCCGCCGCACTCGTGGCCAGCTCCTCGATGCAGCCGTACACGATGGGCGATTTCTGGTAACCCTCCCGTGCAAACGTGTCGTATCGCAAGTCGGGGAACTGCGCTTGGCCATGCTGCCAGGCCTGAATGCTGATGGGGGCGAAGCTGCTAGGGCTGCGATTCAGGAACCCGAAGAGTCGATCAACCCGTCCCACTGCCTACCCCCTAATAGCCGGCGGCGAACAGGAACAACCGCCATGCCACCCCCATGATAAGCCCTCCCGCAAGAGCCGCGCAGACAGCGGTCGCCACCCATATCACCCCGTTCTCCAGCGTCTCACGATCGCGCGCATCTAAATGAGCCATGCCGTCGCCTCCCGTGTCGCTTCCGCCGGCGCGAACTGCGTGCCGTACACCACGTTCACGGCCGCCATCGCAGCATCCATCCTCGCCGTTGATTTCCGCTTGGCCAGATAGTAACCCCCCTCCGGCCCACTCGGATAGATGGCCGCCGCCAGGAAGTGCTGGCGCACGAACGGCTGGCACCAATGTAAGCGCCCATCGGCCACAAGCTCATGCAGCGCCACCGACGCACCCGCCCGGCGCGCTCCCGTCTGCCAGATCCGCTCACAGGTCAGCCCTTCGGCAGCAAGATCCTGCTCCATCAGCCGGCCATGCCAGGGGTCAAAGATGTTCGATTGGACGCGCAGCTTCCCGTTCAGCTCTCGGACATGATCCCGAATCTCGGTATGGGGCACCTCCCACGACTCGTCGGGAGTTCCATCCGCATCAAGCGGTGCCTCCCAGATTCGGCCACGCACGTAGAGACATGGATCACCTGCATGCCCGCACGGCCGTTCGTTGGTAGTGCGCCATTGCCCGACCATGACGGCCGCAGCATCCCGCCGCTCCGCCAGGTCCACGCCAACCCACGACGGCAAGCGTGCATCAAGGTCGAACTCTGGCAGCTGGCAAGCATCCATCTCTTCCGGCCGCACCCATGGAGCCTTTTCGTATTCGATCCACTGGTTCAGGTAGAGCCGCCGGAAGACCGCCTCTCCCTTGCTCAACTCTCCCCGGAGGAACTCCTCGGTCACCGTCACCCCGAACGACGGTTGGCACTTGCGCCAAACAGCCGGGTCGCGCCAGTCACTCCCATCGGCCGCTTCCCACCAGCGGAACAGGAACCCATCATCCTGCTCCTCCCCAGCGACGACACGTTTCCCCAGCCGGTAGAGCTTCCCGCAACGTGACAACTCGAGGTCCGTCCCAGCCGTCGTGATGGCGATCTCCAGCGGCTGTTCCCGGGCGGCCATGCCTGTCGTCAGCGCCGCCCAGAGTTCTTCCTGCTCGCCCTCCTGCCAGGCGTGCAGTTCGTCCAGCACCACCCCGTGAATGTTGAGCCCGTGCTTCGTCCGCCCGCGTGACGAGAGGCGCTGGATGAACGAGTACGGGTCGCGCTTCAGGGCCAACCGCGTAACCTGTAGATGCACCTCATCCCCGAGGGATGGGGACTGTTCACACATCCTCTTCGCCGCATCGAACACACGATCAGCTTGCTCTTCCGATGCAGCCGCACAATACACCTCAGCGGCCGGCTCCCCGTCTCCGAACGCGAGATAGTTCGCGAGCGCCGCAGCGAGCTCGGTCTTGCCCTGCTTCCTGGGTGTCCCTATCAGGGCACGCCGGTAGCGACGCCGCCCGGTCTGCTCGTTGATCTCAAAGAGCTCGTAGAGCAGCTCCCGCTGCCAGCGCTGCAACACAAACGGCTTCCCCAACCACCGGCCATTCGTAAAGACGCAGTGCTTCTCGATCCATCGCTCGACCTGGTGCCCGCGTGTGAAGAAGCGCCGTCCCGTCCTGGCGTCCGTCGTCCGGGCAACGTCACGAAGCGTCGTTGATGACGAGCTCGAGGGTGCTATCAACCGGCTGCGCCTCCCGTGCCGATGCCAGCTTAAGGGCTGATTGGCCAGCCTCAGTGAATGTCAGCTGCAACCTGAACCGTGCCAACGGGTCCATCCCGAAGCGCTCCGCCAGCCGGGCGATCTCTCGATCGAGATGCTTGATGTAGACCAGGTGCGGATGCGAAACGCCGGCCGGCGCATATCCCTCTGCTCGTACTTCCGCGAGCAGAGCCTCGCGTTCTTGGATGCACTCAAGCCAGCGCCCCAACCGCTCACCGTCCGCCTGGAGATCGACGGCCGCCGAGACGGGCGAAGCCCAGAAGTCCCGCCACAGCTGCTCCACGCCCTCGCCCCAGCGCAGGCCGGCAGGAGCCGGAGGCAGGGATGGGACAACCCGCACCGCCGGTACCAGCACTTCGAGCCCCCGACCACGCCCGCCGCGCCGATTGACCAACAGGCCCGGAGGCTTCTGCCGGACGTTCACCACTCAACACGCCCCAGGGCCCGGCCGCCCGGACATACGACATGA